CAGCAGCTAGGTGTGAAAGACGTACTAGATCATTTTTGTTATAACCAGGACCATCGGAATCAGCTTTAATGATTACGCTGTTACCAAATCCGCCGCGCTCGTAGCCAGAGCTAACAATAGTTCCGCTAAACGGAGCAGGAACAGGGTTAGAGATTTGACCGTTTTGACGTTGAATAGTGACATCAATAGCGTTGTTACCAGAACCACCAGGACGTTTTGAATGACTGTGGTTACGATCAGTGATGATAAGGCTGGCATCTACAGGCTTTGTACCGCCACCACCAGCAGCAGCCCGAATGGCTCCTTGGATCTTTAAAGCGTTCTCACGGAACACAGGAGGAGTAGTGCCGTCAAAGTAACGGTTTGCTTGCTTTTGCAGGATCTCAGCAGCAGTGATCTGGTTACCAAAACCACGCTGAACGTTTGCAAGGCTTCTGCGGGTTGAAGTGCTCAAACGAGACAGATCACCAGTAGAAAGAGCAGCGTTGATCTCACCCAGTTCAGCTTGGTTAAACACAAAGCGCTCACTGAGGTACTGACGAGCAGCCTTGGGATTGTTACGGAACACAGGAGCCGCTACAGCAGCCCAGGAAGCCCTGTTGTCAGAGTCGTTGATGTTGATGACCCACTGGCCCTGAGCGTTCTTTGTAGAGGCACCCAGAGAGGGACCACGGGTGTTCCTTACACCAAGCTTTCCGGTCTCAGTGACGTTGTAGTACTGGTCAACATCGTTGTACTCAGGACGTTGGAAGAAGTAGCTCTTAGCCCTTTCCAGGATCCCAAGCTGCACTGCAGGGTCGTTGACGTTCTCACCACGAGCAGCAGCTTTGTTCAGCTCAGAACGGATGTAAGTAGAACCTTCTGCCTTCAAACGAGTCTTGGCTTCAATGATGGCTTGGTTGAGGTAACTCTTCTTTTGCTTAGGAACCTCACCTCTTTCAGACGCCATAGCTTTGATGGCTGGATCCTGCATAAAGGAGCCTTTGAGGCCCTCAAGCAGCCCTCTGAGAATCGAGCCTTGAGCCTCTTTGTAACCAGCACTGCTTTGAGTAATAGCAGCGTTACCAAACATCGTGACAAGCTTGCCAAAAACAGGAGTCCCCTCAGCACGAGCACGAAGCTCAGCAGGCATCTGAGTGGTACCAGTATTGATCAGCTCTTTAGCTTCAAGCTCAAGCAAAGCTGATTGCTCAGGACTGATGTCTTTGTTTTGGAATGGGTAAGCCTTATCAACTACTTCATCAGCATCAGCAACCGACATACCCTCAGGCAGAAGACCTTGAGCAGCTAGTTGACGGTTACGAGCTTTGAGAGCTTGGCGTTGGGCAACAATCTGATCGTCAGTGGGATTACCAAAGCGGCTGTAGAACCCTTGAGATTCGTTAGCCAGGTCTCTACGCCAGTTACGCTGAGCACGAGTAATAGTGCGCTCTTCAGAAGCAGCAAAACTTTCACTGCGCTTAACAGCTTGAACAGCGCCAACCTCAAGGACTTCTCTAAACGTTTGTCCTTTGTCGTTTCTTAGATCAAGAACGTTTTGACCATCTTTGGTTTTGATACCAGAGAAAGAAGAGACAATATTGCGAAAACCATAAGCCTCGCCAATATCGTTGTATTTATCGCCGTTTACATCAATAAACAGACGACCACCTTCCCTAAACAGCAGCTCGTGAAACTCTTTCTCTGAATACCCACGAACATCTACATAGTAAGCACGAGCATCGTCGTAACCCTGCTGAACACCTTTCTGTCCCAGCACAGTGCCTTCTTGAGCCCCGAGAGAGGCTGTCATAAACTGAGCACCAACCTTGAGACCGCCGTAGAACTTCTGAATAGCAGTGTTCTGGTCAGTGCTTACAGTGCGCTCATAGCTTTTATTAACAACATCTTTCTTAAGGTCAAACAGAGTTGCGCTGACCAAAGGATCAATCTTGGCAGCCCTAAAAGCCTCAGGAACGTCTGCATAGGGTTGCATCAGCTCTTGAGCCTTAGCAGCCATTGCAGCAGCTCTCTGGTCTACAGGAAGCTCAGCAAGACGCTCTGCAGACTTTTTACCCCAAGAGGCAAGACCAATAGCAACTTCTTTACCAGCGTTAGTTGCCTTGCTGTCGTAATAGAAGTAGTTGACCCAGGGATTGCTTAGTTGGTTCTGGCGAGCAAGATCGTCGTCGCCCTTAGCTTTTAGTTGCTTGGTCTCTGCAGCGTTCTCAAGGGAGTCCCGATAAGCAGTCGCTTCAGAGGCGAGGATACGTTCTGCTTGTTGTTTCTTCTCTGTTTTGTAGTTCTCAAACAGCATCTCAGAGGTCGTTTGAAATACCCCTTCTTTACCCAGAAAGTCTTGGATGCTTTTAATAGCTTGTTCAGCTTGGTAGTTCTTCTGGAACGTAGCTCCATACATCAACTGACCACCAAGCTGCTGAGGAGTAGCCCTAGGAGCAGCAGGTTCTGGCAGAGCAGCAGGACGCTCAGGGTTTGCTACCAGATCACGAATCTGGCGCTGAGGGCTAATACCAAAACTACTCGTCATCAGGATTCCTCAGTGGTGGGTACAGTCGTAATAGCTGGCTTAGCTCCAGAATAAGAGGAGACAGGATTAACAGTTTTAGGCTCTGGCGGTTGCATAGCCTTGTAGTTCATATAAGCGTTCAAACCAATATCTCCAATACTGAACGCCAAAGCAGAAGCACTGGGACCCATAACAGGCGTAGGCTCTACCGTTTCAATAGGCAGCGGAGCCAAAGGCTTAACAGGATCAGCAACAGGACGAGGAGTGTAGAACTGAACCTGATTGACAGCGTTTTCTCGTGCCACGTTCAAAGCTTCACCAGCTCGTGACTTATCAGCAATTCGGAAATTACGGGTAATTTGACGGTTACTGAGGTTAGCCAAGTATTGCTGTTGATACTGACTCTGCATCCTTTCAACAGAGCGACCAACTTGACCGCTAGAAACCTTTTTAGCCGAGGCAGCAATTGATTGAGCACGGATGTTTTCCATCTCAATCGTTTCCTTGGCCTCTTCCTCGTAAAACCGACCTTCAAGGTCAGCAAGCTGCCGCTCAAAATTTTTGGTAGCTGAGGTAGACACAGCACCTTTAAACGTTGCTTGCTGCTCAGCTAGTTGCTGCTCGTACTGCCGAACTTTTTCAACGTAGTCAGACTCCCGATACCAAGAGTTCAGTTGATACTCATAGTTACGGTAGTTCTCTCGGCTTTGAGAGGCATAACGAGTCCAATACTCAGTTTGTTGTGCAGCGTTGTAACGATCAGTTTCAGCTTGTTTTAATTGGTAATCAAAAACAGCCGCAGCAGTTCCAAACCCAAACTGGGCAATACTAAGAATTGAAGGCAGTTCAAAGATTCCAGAACCTGACTTGCCTTTACCGCCTCCACCAAGAAGCCCGCTAGGAGGAGCAGATGCGTTCGGGTTAAAAGCCATTAACCGTACTTCCTCGCTACGTCAAAGTACAGACCAGTCCATTCAAGAGCTATGAACTTAGCCTGGTCAATGCTGTCGTTCACTAGCTCCACTGTAACTTGGTCATTCTTGCTTTGGATATAAGCCCTAAACTTAGCCTCCTCAAACGGCTCCTCCTCGCTAATAACGATGTTTCCGTTTAGAGGGTCCCTACGGTCAAACTCATAGGTCACCGTATCTCTGTGCTTAGGACTCACTTCAACAGTGAAGTACCTTGCATCGTTGTAATAAATATCCAGGTATCGCAGCTGAAGACGACCAGTACGATTACCAATAAAAGTGTTCTCGGTCGCTGTTCTGCTATACGGCATAAGTTGAGGCGGTTGGTAAATAAACGTAAATTTCTCACCAAAGACCCAAGAGCTACTTGAAAAATCACCAAGGCTGTCGCAAACAAAACTGGTAACACCTGCAGGAACGTTATTAGCCACGATCCAGCGTTTTTCAGATTCCGTACTACTTGCACTGTTCTGTTTAATAATTACAAACTGACTAGCGTTAACAGTCCTGTAGGGCAACGTAACGGTTGTTTTGTTAGTAGCAGCAGAGTAGCTAAAGCTCGCGGTACCAATGTCAGTGGTAATCGAGCTGGAGATCTGACGGTCAAGCAGGAATAGGTCTCCGCTTTCCTGAGGCGGCCTAGAAGCGTTAACGCCTTCAAGGTAGTACTCAGTGTTAGCGCCGTTAACGTAGCTCACCAGCTTAAACAGGGTGCCCTCAACAAAATCACACCAATAAATGCTCTTGTTTGGGAAGGTCCATTTGTGCCAAGCGTTCTGTCTGTTGGTCAAAGAGCCACCAGAGGCTTCCCAGAAGAACTGGTACACATACAGCGAATCAGGATCGTCCTTACTCAAAGCAACCAGATACTGGTCTGTACGGCTAACAGCAAGGGAATCAATGTTCTTGGGGATGTACTTAGGTACCGTCTCAGTAATTACTGCGGTCTGACCCAGGTTGATACCAACGGTACGGTCAGTCGTAATGAACGTGTGGAAACCAGTGAAGTCACCCTCTTTGACAGGGAACAGCACCTGAGGACCCACCTGTTCAGGCTTTACCTTCGACTCCATACTGATGGAGCTGATACGACCCACAGAGGCTGTCTCAGGGCTAAACGTAACGTTGTCACCTGAGTACAGACGGAACTGGTTTTCGTTGGAGAACAGCACAAGTTCGTCTTGCTGCTGCAACGCATAGTTCAATACAGCAACGTCGTTACTGACAGCGGTGAGGTCAATAGGATCGCTATCGACAACCTGGAGAGCTGACTGCTGCCAGAAGTTGTAATAGTCTCCAGACTCACTCAGAATGACGTTTTCACCACTGACAAACCCAAGGCGGTTCTTGAAAAACACAACATCGTTGATTGTGTTGTCTACAAACGAAGGTCCAGGCAGTTCATCCTCATCACCAGCCAGTCGAGTACCCCAACCAGGCAACGTAAAGGAAATGGTGCTGTCGGTATAAGTCGTACCGCTAAAGGGTTGGAACGTAAACCGTACAAGACCACTAGCGTTCCTGTAATAAACAAACGTATGGGGCATCGTGTTGTCGTCTAAGAGCCCCCTAGCACCCCAACCAGCAGCCTCTTCCCACACACCACGACCAAAGTCACCGTTAGTTGTGGTGTTCTCAGCGTTGAACGTCAGGTAGTACGAGCTTTGATCTGAAGAGCCGTCAGGGGCTACAAGGACCGTATAGCCCTCCCAGGAAGTCGGAGGAAGTTCTGTGATGCTGGTGACCTGATTGGTAAAACCAGACATCAACGTGTTGCCTCGTGCGTCGTGAGCTACAAAGCTTTTGAAGTAACGAGAGCTGTTTGTAAGGCCAATGAGGATTTGAGAGTCTTTGACGGTAAACGTCAGTTCGTTATGAATGTCACCTTGATCGAGACCATCGCCAATAGTCAGAGTATGGGAACCGTTAGCAGTAGCGTTTACGGCTGTACCAGCTTCGTTGACGAGGGTAAAGCTTGTAGTACCTATAGATCCAATAAAGGTATTTGCAGGAATACCAGTACCACTTACGGTCTCACCAACGGCAATTGAATCAATGTCTGTAGCTGTGACGCTGCTAACGGTGCTGCTGCCAATAGAAAGTGAACCAGTAATGGTTTGAGTTGCACTTACTAATTTTTGAGCAATAGTTTCAGTACTAACAACATTTGGATCACCGCCAGCATCAGTCAAAGATGGGCTGATGTAATGGCCTCTGATAACGTCGTTGTTATCTAAGGTAATTGTGATTGCATACTCAGTGTCATAGTCAACCAGCTTGACCCATACCTGAGCCTTGGTAGGACGGTAGACAGAGCTAATGCTGCTGACGTTGTATCTGGTAAGAGTCTCTGCTGCGTCGTAGGAGGTTTCCTTTTGAACGTTAGTTACAAAGACGTAATCTTGAAACGACGTAGCCCTAAACCGATCACGAGCCCTACCAGATCCACGGAGGTAACCAAGATTGGTGGAGGTAATGTTGGCAAAAGGTTGCTCAACTGGCACAACGGAAGGAAGGATACCGCTAATAGGTTCAACATTGGAGACGCCAGAAACAAACGTATAGCTTGACTCAACAGTCAGCGTTACTCCAGTCGTTGTAGCAGTTGCATTTTTGCTGAGAGTGATGCGAGAGCCAGCAGTATCAATATCAACAATTTTGGTTCCGCTAGGTATACCACTACCTGTTACACCAGCTCCGACAAACAAATCTGTCATAGAACTGACAGAAGTCACCACAGCAGAACCACTAGTAATATTCCCAGTACGAGATACGGTACGGCTGTCGTCAGCAACAATGAGAATAAATCGCTCGTCACTACTGCGGTTGTAGACGAAGACCCAGGCCTCATTCCACTTGATGGGGTTGGTAAGGGTCAATCCTCCAGCGTTCTTGGTCAGCGTATCAATACGCTTTACAGGTACAGAACCAAGACGCTTTTTAAGACCTTCAACAAGATCGCAGTTAGCGTTTTCAAGAACTTTGGCAAAACCAGGCAGCACAAAACTGTCAGCTTGTTGGTTTACACCTTTATTAAGGGGACCAATGATTTGGCTAAAAAGTTCTCGTGACATCAGCGATCAAGGATGTTGGGACCAAAAGTAGTAATCACACGACCACCGTACATATCATCAGGACCACTGATGTAGTTGTAGTTTTGAGCCATGTCCTCAGTACGCTTCAGGGTTTGCAAAGCGTTCTTTTCATCATCAGCCGTATAACTTTCAATACTGGCAGAGGTCACAGCACGGTTAGAGAACATCCGACCAGCACGGATCATAATGTACCTCCGAGCAGTCTCAGGCAGGCTGTCCCACTCCAGCTCCTCCACAATCTCAGCAACCAGATCGCTAGTACCACCAGTAACGCTAATGCTGAGACTACCTCTCAGGTCATATGTGTTTTTAAGGCGATCAAAAAGCCGAAGACCGCGAAGAACAAACCTTTGAGAGGGATACGACAGCGGGTTAAACCGTACAGCCAAGGTGTTGCTAGGAAGCTGGGATTGGCCTGTAGAAGCGTCCAGAGGAATGGAGTCATACAGCATCGTGTTCCAAGACCACCCAGCGCCTTGAACCTCACGGCTAACTTCATCCAAGGTGCGCTCTGCAAGACTAGCGTCACCAGTTAATGGTGGGTTTAGAGAGTTAATAGGTGCTTCACCAATAATGGCGAGCAAAGTGTTAACTGCACTGAGTTTACTAGTCGCCATTTATTGCAACAAAAAAGGGGAAGCATTTGCCTCCCCTCATTGTATTGGTAATTAACTAGAAGCTAGTTAATCAATACGGGTTGCCGTCATGAAGCAGGCTCACAGCGCACTCAGGGCGCAGCACACCGTGACCCACGGCATAGCTGGCAACCATCATGGTGCTCTGAGTCATAGCTTTGTACTCAGAACCAGTCATCTGCATGGACACATCCTTCAGAGCCACAGTACCCACAGCTTCCTTGGTAAAGCAGAGGCCGAAACAGTTGGCGATGGAGGAGGTGTTACCTTGCTCATCCTGCCAATAGTCGTTGTAGCCAGAAGCAGCTTGACCATCAGAGCCGTCGCGGCCATTGATGTAGTTAGGACGCTCACCACGGGTGGTAGCAGCCTGGTTGCTCAGGCCAGCGTAGGTCTGGCTGGAGGTGTAGCTGTTGATGCCCAGGTGGTTGCTGGTCAGCAGGCGGAAGCCAGCCACAGAAGCAACACGGTTCTGGTAGATCGAGCCGTTAGCACCGCCAGCAGCGTTGAAGTCGGTGTTGATGGCACGGTCGCTGTTCAGCACGTCGTAGTAAGCACCAGGGCTCAGGACGCACACACGGCCTTCCTTAGGAG